ACATATCAATTTCTTGTTCTATTTTTTCTGCTGTATTTTCCATTACACCCTCGTATATTCTCTAGGATCATCAACAACAGCTTCAACTGTATCGTCATTGATCAATCTAAATTCTTCACCTCTGAGCTTAAACCTTGTTCCAGAATATGATCTGAATATTACAAAATCACCTTCTTTACAATATGGGCCATCTGGAAACTTGTCTGCATCATTATATGCGGCTTTTCCTAAAGCTATGACCAATCCTATAATAGAAGCAGTTTGCTCCATCCCTTTTAATTTGTCTGGAATAATAACACCACCACTAGTTTTTTCTTCTAATTTTGGTATTGCTATTAATAGTTTGTAACCCTGTGGTTCAGGTAGTTTACGAGTAGTATCTTCGTCTAGTTTTATTTTTTCTGCAGAGTACATCTCTGGTCCTTTTTGCAGTGATTTAGGTTCACAGTCACCTTGCAGACTCTATCGTCTGAAATATCGTTACTTTAAATATACACAGGTGTTGACTATTTGAAAACCCCTAATCTTCAATAAATCGTTTTTCAGCTTCCTGCAACAGTTCTTTGGAAATTGACAAGCCTTCGATTTTACCGACAAGTCTTTGATATTCCTCGAAGTTTTTAGGTCTGCCGGATGAAAGATAGTCAGAGACAACATCTATTTCTTCCTGAACTTTTTTAATAATGTATGTGTATATAGTTTCATTTTTACTCATTTGCTAAATCTTTTGCTATGTCTACAGCAAGCTTCGTACCTTCTGCGACAGCTTCGTTTTTAATCTTTTGAGATTGAATTTGAGCGTCTGAAGAATTTTTTGTAAGGGCAACACCAAGTCTCGCACCTTCTCTTTTGTTTTCAGACTCCAGTCTTTCGGTTTGATTTTTATCATTCATCATCGCTTTCTGAGCTTCCAGTTCTAATTTAGCCATGTCCATTTGTTTCTTATGTTCAAGCTCTTGTTCTTTTATGGCAAGCTCTCTTTGTTGAATTTGAGTTAATGGGTCTTGTTGTTGTCTTTGTGCCTGTGCTTGTTGAGCTTCAGCTGTATTAGATTTCAATAACTTTTCTGCTGCTTCTGCTGTTATTCTTGACAACTCTTCTTCCGCATCTTCTGGTAATGGTTTGTCTTGATTAGGCATAGAAACACCAAGATTTTTCTCTATCTCTTTTCTGTATTGAAATGCCACATGCTCTGTTATGTGAGCTGATAAAGCTGCCTGTATTGCACCCGCAAATGGTGACTGCCCTACAATTTCTTTTATCTTTGGATCATTAGCTGCTGCCATATGAACTCTTATATGTGCTTCATGATCTTGATACTTAAATGCTTTTACTGGCTCTTGTTTTAACATTGCCATGTTTTCTGTAACTGGGTCTGCAGGCTTAATATCATCTTGTAGTTTAATTATTGAACTTGCATCTTGTATTCCAAGAACCTCAAGCATTTGTCTGTGAAGCTTACCCATGTCGTAAAGTTGAGGTGCTTGCTGTGCAAGCTGTAGAGCTGCTTGGTACTGCATAACTCTTTGTGACATTGTTGCTGCGTTAGGATCAGATACTGGTATTACATCTATGCGATCGTCAAAGTCTTTTGTTCTAGAAAAGTCTCCTTCCATCTCATAAGCATATGTATCATCCATGTAATCCTTGATAACATTAGCAAGTAATCTTAGCTCATTCTTTAATGCTGCATGAAGTCTAGCCTGTACACCAGACATAACTTTCATTGACCTTTCCATCAAAGCAAGAGTTGTCCCAACAGGTGCTTGGGCGTTGATGTCCCCAACCTGTATATCGGCTACCGACCCTATTCTTCTTCCTTCGTCAACGATATTTCCAAGTAATTGGTACAATACTGATGACGGCTCTTTGTAAGGAATGAAAGTAATAGCGTCACGGATCGCACCACCCGGGACATCAACGTCACGGAACTCACCCGGCATGAGAGGCGAATCATCCCCTTTGATACGAAGACCCCTAGCTTTAAGACCAGCAGGCAGATTCGACAACGTACCGGCATCGATAAGTTGTCTGAGAATTGAGGTTGCACTTTTGGCAAGTCCTCCGATGAGGTGTATAAGTCCTGTACCGTAAAAGCCCAACCCGGGGAGATACCTGTAGTGGACAAAGTACTGTCTCTTTCTTTTCTTCTTGTCATCTTCGTAATAGTTCCTTCTTATGGATAATATCTCTCTGGATGATTTATCTATTGTGATAACGTAAGGTCTTGCTATGCCGTCTTCTTCCTCAAACGGTTCTGGCATTTCCATTTCCACATGCATCTCAAGAAGAGTATGCCTATCATCATCCTCAATAGTTGCAGATTCACCCTCTAATTCGTCATATTTTTCCTGTATATCTGAGAAATCTGGCTCTGGTTCCGGTAACTCTATGTCACGATAAAAACCATTATTCATTAACTTTGCGATATCATTGTATGATTTTTTCATCACATGTGTGTATCTTTCACATGTCATAAGATCAGATGCGCCATATGAAACAACAAAGTCCTCTGCAGGCACAAACATTGCACAAGGTCTTTCCATGATTGGGTCATAATAAACTTTCTTAAAAGCTGAACCAGCTAATGGAAGTTTAAATAACATCTGTTCTGTTTCGTCACGATATTCTGTCATCTCTTCAGTAAGAAGATAATTCATCTCATTCTCAACTCTAAGAGCCTGCTCTGTTTTTTCTACAGACATCTTGCCAAGTATCTTAGTTCTCACTGGACCAGAAGCAGGATATATCTCTCCCATAGCCTGTGCCTGAAATCTAACTATTGATTCTGTAAGTATTGGATGGAACACTCCTGATGAACCAGCCCAAGGCTGTTGCCTTTCTTCTATCTTGAGTCCAAGTAAATCTAAACCCTTAACATAACTTTTTGCCCATTCACTTCTTGATTGTTGGTCTGTTTGAAAATTACCAAGTAACTCACTGGCCATAGACTGCAAATCACTTTCATCTATTTCTTCTGCAAGGTTTCTGTCAAAATCACCTCCTGTAATTTCATCCACCTGCTCTCCAGTAAAATCTATTATCATTCCTCCATCTTCTGTTTCCACTGAAACAGCATCAGGGTTTTTGGCTGTAACCTCTTCAGGATTTACTATTTCTACATTTATATCTTCATCAATAACATCATCGTCAGCAGTAAATGGAATCATAGGTTTTTCAATAGCCATTCTAATTTCCTCTAGTAATATTCAACTGGTCTTCTATATTTCGGCTCATCATCCCAGTCATCCATAGTGGTTCTTATCCAACCACCTTGCCTGAATCTTAACAGCGCTTGAGTCGTTGAGTCAACCAAATCATCATGGTCTCCTGCTGGAAACGCTGCACATTCTTCAATAACTTCTTCCGCCCATCTTGTAGGTGGATACCAAACTACGCCACTTGCAAACAGATCAGTAACACCGTTTACCCTAGCTATCTTATCCTGTCCACGGCTTGGTGTAAACTCTGTAACTGGTATTCCCATAGCACGAAGTTCAAAAATCAAGGGTGAGCCTGCAGCTTTTGCCTCAACAATCATCTGGTCTGGTTCAAATTCCCAGTATTTATCATAGGCTGCGCGCTTTAATTCAGGAAACTCAAGCTTTTCTTTGTAAGAATCTATCAATATCAAGTTAGGTATCTCATTTCCGTCATCATCAGGGTGATGAAAGATGCCCCATGTTGTACAAGCGCTATAGTCCGCTCTTTGCGTTTTTAAGAAGGCTGTGTCCCATGATTGGATTATGGAGTCACATGGGGGTAAATCTTTTCCTTCCCACTCCTGCCACCATTCACGCTTGATTAAAGCACCTTCTTCCGATGTAGGGTCCTGTTGGTACTGTGCATTCCATTTTGATACAGGTAATTCAGCTTTTAGTGCGTCTAATTCTGTACCGCTCCAAAATTCAGGCCATAATGGCTTGCCTGAAGGCATAATTGCAGGTAATTGTATGACTTCCCACTCATTTGAGCCTTCTCTTTCGGTAGATTTTGTAATTATCTGCCCTGTTAGGTCTCTTTTTGACCATCTTGTCATCACAAGTATGATTGCGCCACCCGGTTGCAGTCTCTGACGAGGTCCAGAAGTGTACCATTCGTAAACTTTGTTATAAACTTCAGGATTATACTCACCCATTGTGGCTTCTTGCTCTGAATGCGGGTCATCAATGATAAGAATATCAGCACCTTTACCTGTAACGGCACCTCCAACACCTATCGCGAAGTAATCACCACGCTTATTTGTGTTCCATCTACCTGCGGCTTTACTATCTGTGGATAATTCTATGCCGGGAAATACATTTTGGAAGTCTTCGTTCTGTATTAGGTTACGAACTTTACGACCAAAGCCCACTGACAGCTCTGCAGTGTGTGCTGTCTGGATAACTTTCTTATCTGGATACATTCCCAAGAACCATGCAGGAAATAAATAACTGGCAAACTCTGACTTAGTGTGACGGGGTGGCATGTTGATAATCAATCTTTTTAATTCACCCCGGGCTACCCTCTCA